ATGCCAAAGTATTTAGCTATAGCGGATAAAGTATATAAGGAAATTAAAAAAGACAATTTATTTACGGATGATATGATTCAAAATTTGAATTGTTTAATTAGCCTGATTCGTAAAGCAATTAAAGGTACTGAGTTCAAACTTAAGTATAATTTTATAAATTTTGAAGAATGCCTAAATCAATTTAATAAAGAAAAATCAGTCCATATAGATTTAAGTTTGATGCCTAAGTTTAAAAATGAAGGCGAGTTTATTTTATGGTTGGCTGGTTTTATTGAACGAATGACGGTAGGCGGAAAGGAAAAGCTGCCTCCAATTTCAAACTATATTCCGAAAGACTTTGAAATGGATAAGACCGAGATTCCAGCTGCTGCTGAGCCAAGTAGAGAAGAAAATGCAGAGATGATTATTAATTACTTTAAATCTGAGGACTATATTAAAAATAGTAAACTGTCTTCATAAAATATAGAAGTATTCATCCACCATACTTCTATATCTCGCTGATAGAATTCAGCTACCGCCTTCTGGGGCGGTTTTTTCTGTTAAAACCGTTAATGGTACATATTTATGCCAATTAAAAATGTCAGAAAATATGGAAATGTTTTATGAGAAAATATTAATGATATAAAAAATAGTAGGTTAAGCAATGAATTGTTATTTTTATTAAAATATTTTTCACATAAAAATACGCTTAAATTACGTATAGAAACATTTACTCGTACATAATTTCCAAAAAAATAGGAAGATAACGAGATGAATGAGAATGCTGAACTCATTAAATATTTAGATATTGCTGAAAATGTATACGCCAATATTTATGAAAAGTACCAGATTACTGATAATCCGGTGACTAATCTTAATAGAGTCATGGCTGAAATTAGAAAAGAAGCTGAGCAAATCAATTTAAAACTAAAATATAGCAAAATTGATTTTGAAGAATGTTTAAGTAAGCCTCTTTCTGAAAGAGAGATAAAAGTTGACTTGAGCTTACTTCCGCGCTTTGAGTATCGTGATGAATTTATTTTATGGTTGGCCAATTTTATTGGAAACATTAGCGTTCAGAAAAAATTTATAAAACAAAATTACCAGTTTAATTAGCTTTTCAAATTTTTAGTTCCTTAAAATTTCTACAGATCAGCGATATAAAAAAAATAATAAAGTGCGCTTTTTAGAGGTAACTTTCATGAAGAATATTACTGAAAAATCGCTTTTTGATGTCTTCACACAACATCAAGCCTATCTTTATCGAGCATCTTCCAGATCGGTAAATGAGCTTTTTAGATTTTTTAATACTGAAACGATAGCTATGCTTGATCGTTTGGAGCATTTAATAAAAGAGCTTAATGATACTGAAAGGGCTGCTTTAGCAGGTGGAGAATACACAACTCGTCACCTTAAAAATATTCAACTTGTGATTTCAGATTGGTTTAATTCAATACGTGCTGTTCTACCAGAAATGTTTGCTCATTCGGCAACTAGTTTGGCTGTTTATGAATCAAATTATGTGGCTAAGTTATTTAGTAAAGTCGTTAAAGATTTAGAGAGAGAGCACCTCTATAAATTAATAAAACGAGTTCCATTAGCGGGGGGTGCCTTAGTTGATGAATCCTTAGCTCAAATTAGTGAGAACGCCTTGCAAAGAATTGAATATGCTATTCGCGATGGAATGAATACAGGTATGACACCTCAGCAAATTATTAGGCGTATTACTGGTACGAAACGCCTTAAGTATGAAGATGGATTGCTCAACAGTACCAGAATTGATATTGAACGTATTGTCAGAACCCTGCGGAGCCATATCTCAAATCAGGTCTATTTATATAACTTCAAAAAATTTAATTTTGAATATGTCAGGTTTGTGAGTGTACTTGATGGGAGGACTTCTAAAGTTTGTGCAGCCATTGACGGTTCAATTTGGAAATTGAATGATCCAGCGAAAAGGGTGCCACCTTTGCATCCCAATTGCCGGAGTATTCTGGTTCCTGTTAGTAAGGACGGAAGGCTTATTGGTAATCGGTCTTTTATTATGGATGAAAGAAGGATGCGAGACATTCCTAAAGATGAACGGGCTCAATTAATGGGTCAAATAGATGCAGATATTTCCTTTAAAGAGTTTTTTAAACTGACCGATAATTTTTTCCAAAAAGAATGGTTAGGCCCTAAACGCTATAAATTATATAAAGAAGGGCAATTTGATTTTGACAAATTCTTTGATCCTAAAGGCCGACTTTATACTTTGGATGAGCTGAGGGAGCTCGATGAGCGAACCTTTAAAATACTTGGGCTGTAATTTTAAAGGATAACTTGTTACCCTTGCGCGTGAAATTAAGGTGAGATTATGAAATTTATATTCCTCTTTATGAGCGCGATCACTCTTCCATGCTATGCTGCATCTGAAACTATGGAAACGCATTATTGTTATCTTGTGAAAAATGCTGCAAAAGGTGTTATGGATGCGAGACAACATGATGTACCAGTGATTGAACTACAAGAGATTGCTAGTCATCTTGAAGAAGCAGAGGCAAAAGAGCTTTATCAACAAATTATAGATACAGCGTATTCTTCTAAGTTATTTGAAGATCCTTTAACCAAAACAAAAGCTGTTGAAGACTTTCAAATGATATGGCATGAAAAATGTTTAGCGAAGAGTTCTATAAGCTGAGCTATATAAGTAAATAAGACCTGCTCATGGAGTAGGTTTTTTATTTAATTCAAGAAAATAACAATAAAAGTATTAGAAAATAAAAACTATAGATGAAGTGAAATGTTATAAAAATGACTACCAAACTTGAGAGTAATAAAGAACAACTTAATATTTATGACATTAAGTTGAAAAAGTTTGTATAACAAAGTGTTTGCAACAAATTAAGAACTCAACCTTTCAATTAACAGGTCAAAGTATTCATTATTGGGGAACTTTGTAGTTTATTTTTACTCTTAATTTCAGGTTAAGGCTTGATCTTTTAGATATTGGCCAATCGGTGAGTATGTTTGGAGAACATACAGTGATGAGTCATGAAAGTTTATCTAAAAGTTTAAGTAAAGTTCCAGAAGTTACGTTACTGTTCTGGATCATTAAAATTGCTGCTACCACCTTAGGTGAAACTGCTGGAGATGCGCTATCTATGTCCCTTAATTTGGGATATGTAATTAGTACAGCTATTTTCGCAGTGATATTTGCAGTTTTTGTTGGCTTGCAAATTAAAGCCAAAAAATACAATTCATTTTTTTATTGGGCGACCATTATTGCCACGACCACATTAGGAACAACAATTGCCGACTTTGTTGACCGAACTTTAGGTGTGGGTTATGCAGGTGGAAGTTTAATATTGCTTATTTTATTAGGTCTCTCTTTGTTTGTCTGGTATTTAAGCTGCGGCACAATTTCGGTAAAAAGTATTCAATCTGCTAAAAGTGAAGCCTTCTATTGGCTAACCATTATGTTCTCTCAAACATTGGGAACAGCATTAGGTGATTGGACTGCGGATACTCAAGGGTTAGGGTATACCAGCGCTGCTTTAATTTTTGGTACTTTGTTATTGGTTTTAGCAATCTGCTATTTCTATACCAAAATCTCAAGAACATTATTATTCTGGCTGGCCTTTGTTCTTACTCGACCGCTCGGAGCGGTTTTAGGTGATTTCCTCGATAAACCTATCGCGCATGGTGGATTAGAGCTAAGCAGATTTAGCGCATCTTTTGTTTTGTTGGCTTTTATTGTGGTCTGTTTAATGGTCTTTAAACCTAAAGCAGCAGAGACATCACATTAACTTAACTATTAAAAGAGGCTGCATTATTCTGTTGGAGGATGTGGTCTTTTTTTATTTGAGCGCAAAAGGTTAAATGAAATCTTGTTAACATTTTATTTTGGACGTAAAAAAGCCCTTGCTCGAAAGCTAAGGGCTTAGTCATTCATTGATCTAGCAATGAACTATATAAGGCTCATCTCATACTGAGGCCAGTATATATGAAATTGAGTCAATAAAGAAGGTGATGTATAGCCTCTTGAAGAGCAACCAAGCCAAACAACTTTATCAAGAGCTTATCAAACCTCATGTTCTTCAAAGCTATTCGAAGGCTCTCTCATTAAGTCCAACGCTATCGAAAATTTCCAAACCACAACACTGGCTAAGCGCGGTAAAGAAGTAGAGAAGGTATTAGTTCGGGTTCTTAATATCATGCAAGGCCAACGTTACATCAAAATTTGTGAGCGAAATCCCACGCAGGAACAATTCTTTTATGGTTGGATCGCTAACCGCGTTTCACTATGAAGTTTCTGATTTCGCTGTGTATTCTACCTTCAGGTTGCACAGCTCATACGATATCTACAAAAGTGCATGTCATTGTTTGTGTGCAGTGTGTGAATTAAAGCCTTTAGGAAAATGCTTTTTTATAGATGGGCGAATAAGTTAAATTGGTTTAAATTTTCTTTAAAATATATTTAATTTTAGCTTTAGTATCTATAAGTTAATATAAAGAGCTTTATTGTTATTTTCGTAAAAATAAAAATTAAAAATTGTTTTTAAGCTAATGTTTTTTAAAATTATATATATTTTATATTTACATTAATAAGATTGGATACAGAGGCATGATTTATTATTAAATTTATATCATCTACTTTAAATAAGCTATTTACCCTTTGCGAAGAATATTCAACGAGCGGTATAAATATGGTTGAGTGAAATAATGAATAAATAACCCCAACCTTGAATTTACAAGTAGGGATATAGATTGGAAATGTGAAAAAGCTACCCATAGGTAGAAATACTCATGAATTAAGTTAAAGGATATTGGTATGAAAGCTATTTTAACGAAGAAAATTATTAGCTGTGTCGCAATTAGTGGTGTTTTAAGCTTCAGTGCATTTGAGATTATGGCAGCGAATCAACAAACTATAAATGATGGTAAGAATCACTCTAAAATATTAAATGAAAACCATGAAAATTTGACTGATAGTCAAATTTTCAAGATATTAAGTACAGCTAATAATGGTGAAATTAAGCAGGCAAAAACTGCACTGCCAAAACTAAAAATGGATGAAGCTAAGAAATATGCTGAAATGATGATTAAAGAACATTCAGCCAATGAAAAAAATGCACAAGCGTTGGCAAGTCGGTTACAGTTGATTTCACAAACCAGTAATCTTAGTGAATCATTGCAAAATGATAGTGATAAAATTGTTAGTAAGCTTAATCAAGTAACATCAGATACTGATAAAAATTACATGATGAGTCAAGTTAAAGTTCACCGTAAAGTTTTGACGATAATTGATAAGCAGTTAATACCAAACACGAAAAATTCTGAATTAAAAAATATGCTCGTACAAACACGTGATGCTGTTGCGAAACACCTAAAAGCAGCTGAAGATATATTTAAAAAGATAAAATAATATACAATTGGTATCTTTAAAAAATACATTTAAAAAGCCTAGTATTAATTAACTAGGCTTTTTTAAATTGCATATACATAAAATCATAATTTCCTTCAGAGCAGTGTAAAACTAGAATGTTATGGGTAATGTTTAATCTAGCGAAATATAATGATTATGGGATAAAGAATGATATAATTGTGAAGACTATTTGAATAAGAATTTTTATTGATGAGAAATACTTTTTATTAATTAATAACATCTCCTTACTTAATAGGGGTATTTGTGAAACATAGCTAAACTAAAGGTGAATTATAATAATTGTCAAGCATATTTCAAAAGTTCTTTTAATATTCTAGCTCTTTTGAAAGATACTAGATTTTAAAATATAGGGAGTAAGAAAATGGTAAATACAAAACAATCAAATTCAATTGGTAATCATACGACTCAAAAAGAGCCATCTTCTAATGGTAATGTATCAAATAGCAAACCATTACAAGACATTTCAACCACAATTGATAATGCCCGTCCAGATTTAAACTCTCCACCGACTAATAACAATCATGTACCCGATATGAATGAAGGTGGAGAGAATTTGGTTGCTACAGGTGCAGGAACCTTGGGAGGAGCGGCGGTAGGTGCTGCATTTGGTGTTGCTGGCGGCCCTCCAGGTGCTGTTGTTGGGGGGATTATTGGTGGTGTGGTGGGAGCAATAGCAGGTAATGATATAGCTCAAACAAATAATCAAAAAGATGATAGTAATGACTGGCAAGAAGAAGATAATTATTGGCGAGAAAACTATAAAAAAATGCCATATTATACTGAAGACAAGAATCTAGAATATGATCGTGATTATCGAGCGGCTTATCGTTTAGGTTATGAAAATCGTGTAGATAATAATGCAGAAATTAATTTTTCCGAGGTTGAATCTAAATTGACAACTAAATGGGAACAAGTTAAAGGCAGTTCACGTTTACAGTGGGAGGAAGCTAAATTTGCTGTAGAAGATGGATTGAAAAAAATTCATCCTTAAGTCATTTAATACTTAGAAAGTCTCCTCAATGGGGGAGACTTTGCGATAATATACTTTTAAGCTAATTTTTAATTTTAAGCCAATTTTTAATTTCAATATCAATAAAAAATTAATGATGGGTTTAATCATAAAATATTAATTATATTTTCATTATTCTTTTTTCTTTAGGCATTTAAGTATTTGAACAATTAAGCGGGCACTCTTCATTTTTCTGCCTTCTTCTTGATAGTACTGTTCAAAAAAGGGCATAGAAGGAGATATGGATTTTTTCAGACTCAGGATTAGCCTATTCAGATTGTAATTCTAATAATTTTTTAGTGGCCCATTGTTCACACTCACTCGCTGTATCTCGAGTAGCCGCATAACGTTTGCCTAGATAACGAATATTGATGCGCCACGCTGTCCCCGCTTTTAACTGGCTTCTGCATAATAACACTCCAAATTTCATGGTGTTGCAACGGAAATATAAAGCGTTTTTTAATGCGAATTTTGACTATTTTGAGTAGTCAAAGCTAACCAATAGAGAATAAAAAAACCACCTAATTCTTTCGAATTAAGTGGTTTTTGAATTTTGGAGCGGGAAACGAGACTCGAACTCGCGACCCCAACCTTGGCAAGGTTGTAATATTTTAATTAAATCAACTGTTTAAAATAGAGTGGTGGCACAGTGGGGGCAGGGCAATTTTATTGTAATAAAATATTTATTTTACACATAATATAAGTTATTTTGTTTACTATTATTAGAATTACTTATAAGGAGCTTTTAAAATGTCTGTAGCTGTTAAAATTCAAGATATTCTTTCCGAAAAATTCTTTCAAAAGAATACGCCTTTTGAAAATCTAAACGATTTATTTTCAAAGGCGGGTGTAACTATTTCTTCAGTAGAAGATTATACATCTCTTTCTGAGAATAATGAATTTAACACTTTTATTCAAAGCACTACTAAATATTCGAGTTTTAATGATATGAAAGGAAAAGCTACCGTTGAATTGCTTCTTGGAAAATGATGTTGAATAAAGGGGCATAAAGCCCCTTGTTAGTTTTTGCGTCTTGCTTGCCTTTGGGCTTTAGCCTTATTTAGATTATCTAAAATCGGCATGACAGTAGCAGGGTTATAAAGGTGCTTTCCGTCTCCGCCTAGATTATAAGCCCTTAATTCATCGATAATGGTTTTTCTCGATAAATTATACCGTTCCATTAACCAAGAAGCCGGCACACGGTTCGGTATCTCCTCCGCTTTAATTTCTAAAACTTTACCGATGTTTGGTACATCGTCATGTATAAAAATCTGTGGTGGTTTCTCTGATTCAACTACAACAATATATTTTCCCATTACGCTACTTCTCCAATACTAATTAAAATTTCTTCTGGTAAATCGTCTGTATCTTTTTCAATTAAACTTCGCATCGCTTTTTCATTGCCTCCATTAATAAATCTTGTACTTCGCGTTTAGACTCACGGCGCTCCATTACGATTTCATCCATCGTGCCTTTTGCAATGATGTGATAGATGTAAACAGGGCGGTCATATCCCGCTTGCGCTTGGCGTGTTGGTCCAATACGTTCGATAATTTGTTGGTATTGTTCTAAATCCCACCAGTGGGAAAAGAACACAAGGATATTTCCACCGTCTTGTAAATTAAGCCCGTGGCCTGCACTTGCAGGATGAGCAAATAACACAGGGATTTTGCCCGCGTTCCAATCGTGAATCGTTTGCGGGTCTTTATCTAAATGGCGACCTTTTGGGAATGCTTTTAATAAACGCTCAAGGTCGCTTTTAAAATGGTATGCAACCAACACAGGCATGCCCGCAGCTTCTTCAATTACTGATTCAAGCGCCTGAATTTTTAAATCATGGATAGGGTGCCAAGTGCCGTTTTCATCGGTGTAAATAGAACCGCTTGCAATCTGCAAACACTTCATTGTTTTTGACGCTGCGTTGAATGCTTCGACTTCAACAGTTTCAGCTAGTTCAATGAACATTTCCTTTTCCATTTCTTCATAGGTTTTACGGGCTTTGCCTGTAAGCTCTACTTCGATTGGGTAGACGATCGGCTCTTTAATATTGAAATAATCTTTAGCCTCAATGCTTAAACATACGTCATTAATTCGTGCATGAATTTCGCCTTGACTATGATCGAATGGAACAAGGTTAACGGCGTTACGATCGTCACCAACTACAACCTTTTGAAACCAACGATCTGTAAAAGCGCTGAAACTGGTGCCTAATCTTTGACCACGATCAATGAACCATAGTTGGCCCCAAAGGTCTTTAAGCCCGTTGGGTGCAGGCGTTCCCGTTAATTCAATGAATCGTTTGACTCGAGTATGCGCGACTTTACCTAAGGCGCGTGCGCGTACCGAACCTTGTCTTAAACGAAAACCTTTTAGCTTTGTGCTTTCATCGGCGACCACTTTTGTAAAGGGCCATTTGCTACCTAGAAAATCAATTAACCATGGTAAATTTTCATAGTTAATTGCGTACGCATTTGCTTTTTGTTTTAAAGCACGTACACGGTCTTCAGGCGAACCGACCACGGCAACAACTTTATAATCTTGTAGATGTTCCCATTTCTTAGCTTCATCGGGCCATGTGGTTGCAGCAACTCGCAAAGGGGCAACGACGAGAGTCGGCCCCGGCTCAAACAATTCGAGAATTTCTAAAGCGGTGAGGGTAGAAGATGTTTTACCTGTACCCATTCCCGCAAACACGGCACAACGTTCATTATCAAGAATGTGATTGATAATTAAATGTTGGTAGTCGTGCGGTATAAATTTACGTGGTTGAGTCATTACATGGGATGCGGTAACAGGTGCGAACCGTTATAACATTTTTAAACTACGATCTGGTTTAGCAAGCTTTATTGGTGAAACAACTGAAACAAGCTTCACAGACGATAATATTGAGACAAACGGTTCAATCACACCGCCATTAATTCGTAATCCTTTTGAATTTTACCCGACCGCAGTTGCATATCACGGGCAGCGAAAAGTGTATGGCGGCGGTTATAAATCGCCCCAATGGATTCGCATGTCGCGTACGGCAACGGATGACAATTTCGGGTACCACATTCCTACTCAAGATACAGATTCAATTCAAATACGGTTTGCTGCCCGCGACGGTAACGGTGTTAAACACCTAGTTACAATGAGTGATTTACTTATTTTGACAAGTGGGGCACTTTGGAAAATGTCAGCGGATGGAGCCGTAACAGCTGCTAGTGTGAATATGAACAAGCAGTACAGTACAGGTGCAAATGATGTGACACCTGTTGAAGTTGACGGCGCTACAATTTTTTCCTCCGATCAAACAGGGCACGTACACGAAATATCATTGGCAAGCGGATACAACGCATCTTTTTATCAAACAATCGACTTATCAATAATGTGCCCACAACTTTTTGATGGGCAAAAAATTATTGATTGTGCATTATTGCGTAACCCTTTGAATATTATATATTTTGTACGTGGCGATGGTGTTTTGCTTTCATTAACATATGAGCCAAAACAACAGGTTTGGGCTTGGGCAGAGCATCACACCAACGGTAAATTTTTATCTATTGCAGAAATACCGGAAGAAGATCAATCTGTTTTATATGCGTTTATTGAGCGTGACGGTTTTTATACCATTGAACGTATGCTTACAAGGCAGCCGTTAGATATGCAGGATAAGTGCTATTTAGATAGCAGCATTCAGTACAAGGGCAATCCTACATCAACTTTAACCGGCTTAGATTGGCTTGAAGGTCAAACAGTATCTGTGTTTGCAGATGGTGGCGTTAAACCCAATGTCAAAGTAGAAAACGGCGCAATTAAACTGCCACGTGAGTTATCTAATATTTGGGTTGGTCTGAATTACGAAGCTGAACTACAAACATTGCCGATTTTTCAAGAACAAAAAAATCCTGTTAAACCTAAAGTCGTGAATAAGGTTCACCTAAGAGTAAGAGAGTCTCAAAACATTTTGGCTGGTGCTAATCAGGATATTGAGGATCGCACACCAATTGATGAGTTTAAACCGCGTAGCAATGAACGCTATGGTAGCCCCCTTAAATTGTATTCGGGTTTGGTAGAAGTACCAGTTGACAGCACTTACGAAAGAGACATTCAAATTACTGTAAAACATGATAAACCTTTACCAATGAAGATATTGGCCCTTGAGGTAGAAATGACATGAGACGAAATAATATTGAAATTCGTAAGCCGACTGAGCGCGATATTCGTATTCTTGTTGAAAACCTGCGTGATGCCGATAAAGACGAAATGAAAGCGTACTTCAATGACAATTTTCATTGGATGATCAAAATGTCTATCAAGCATTCAAGTGATGCTTGGACAGTAGTAGTAAATGGTAAATTGCTTTTTATTTGTGGCGTTGGGATGTCAAGTTTAATTGGCAACGTTGGTTGCCCGTGGTTACTTGGCACGAATTTCATAAAACAATATCCGTTTGAATTTTACAAACAATGCCAAAGTATTTTAAAGGAAATGCGGTCGGAGTATGCCGTTCTTGTAAATCATGTGTATGAAAAAAACGAGAATGCTATACGTTTCTTAAAAAGACTAGGCTTTGATTTAAAAAAAGCAGAACCATACGGCGCGAACAATAAAATGTTCCATCCGTTCGTGATGGGGGCGTTATGACAAATCCATATGCATATGCAGCGGTTAAAGGGGTAGAAGCGCTTTCCAGTTACGCAAAAATGAAGGCGCAAAAACAGGCGTTTAAGCAACAAGAAAAGCTCGCCCTTTACAATGCAACCCTTTCAGATAATCAGGCTCGGCAAGCTATTGAAGATGGTACCAATGCCGTAACTGATTATCAGCGTAACGTTTCGGCCTTTAAATCGAGCCAAATTAACGCCCTTGCGGAGAATGGCATTGATGTAACACAAGGTTCAGCCATTGATTTACTTGCTTCAACAGAGATGCTTGCTCAAGGCGATATTGATTCAATTAAATACAATGCTGCGCTTCAGTCTTGGGGGCACAAGGTTAAAGCCACAAATTACCGCAATCAAGCCGAAAATTATCGTGTTGCTGCGAAGTCCATTAGACCTGTATTAAGCACGATACTAAACCTTAGTGGGGAAGCTGCTGCCGCATTTGGTTCAAGTATGGGTAAAGGCGGTTTAGGGGGCGGGATTGAAAGCGGTTCTGCATCTAGTGGCGGTTCTGACTTTGCTTCAAGCCTTTATGGTATAGGTGGCAGTAATTCGCAAGGCGCGTCATGGCAAAATTATAATTGGAATTGGTTTGGAGCTAGTTAATGCGTATTCCACAATTTAATCGACAAGTTTCTGACAATAGCGTTCCAAATGTACAAGTCAACGGGGGCATGTCAGCAGGCGAAGCGGCAAGCCTAGTTGGTAATAAAACTGATAGCTTAATCGGCGCACTTAATTCAGGTTTGAATGCGTACCAAGCATACCAAGATGAAGCGGACCGCGTACGTGTTATTGATGCCCAAAATAAACTCGCTGAATTAAAACTTCATTTGCAAAATAATGATGTCGATGGGTACGGCAACAAAAAAGGGGTAGATGTAGTAAGTTTTGATGATGGCAACGGTGGAGGGTTTGTAGATTACTATACAAAAGCCTATCAAGACGGTATTGGGCAAATTGCAAATACTTTAGGTAATAGCCGTCAACGTGCCTTGTTTAGAGAAATGTCAGAACGTGACGCGGTGCAGTTCAAAGGCTCATTACAAAATTACTTTGTACGTGAAAATGACGTTTATCAACAAAGCGTTTATTCATCATCAGCAGATCGTTTTATTCGAGAAATAAACGAGAACCCTGGTGACTTCACTAAGATTGATGAAAGCCGTGCTAATCTTAAAGCTTCATTAGGTAAATTAATGAATCTTGAAGGAAAGGCAGCGACTGAAGCAGAAAACATTTATCTTAAAAATGTCTCGGTGGCCCACATCACAAACATTAGCGCCTTTGTCGAAAATGGTGATTTAAAAGCAGCACTTGCCTATAAAAATAAATATAAAGACGAGATTTCATTAGCAGATAGCTTTAAGGTAGATCAGCGTATTCATCAAAAACTTGAAGATCAGCAAGTCGAATCTTTAGTTAATATGGCCACAACCGGAACACAAGAGGGCAGCAACCCTGCTTTAAACGTTCCCCCGCAAGCATCAGCAAAAATTGCTCAGGAGCTTAAAAGTCTTACACCTGATCAGATGAAAAACATCAAATACAATGATCAGCGTTTAGATGTTTACACCGTACATGCAGCAAAAGAAAAAGACATGGATTGGGCCGCACCACTTTTACTTGCTATTCGTTTATCTGGTGAAAAATCAAATAACGATGCCGTATCACCAAAAGGTGCAAAGTCGGTTATGCAATTTATGCCCGAAACATGGAAAGAGTACAGTAATAATGGCAAGCGGGATATTAATAACCCCGCAGATACTATTGATGCTTCATTAGAGTTTATTGACTGGATTAGCAAAAAATATAAAACCAAAGACCCAATGGTTATTGCGGCTTATTATAACGGCGGGGGCAATGCCGCTACTGCTGTTTTAAAAGGGGGACAACCCCCTGCGACTGAAACACGTAAATACATTCAGCGCATTGATAAATGGTTAACTGAAGATTTTGGTAAGTATGCAAATAAGCCTGCAAAAACACGGGAACAAGCTTATGAAGATATTTGGAATAGCAACGTTCCGGTAGATGTTAAGCAAAAGGCCTTGATTGCTACAGATCGGTACTATAGCGGACAAGATAAAGCCAAAGAAGAACGTCAAAACAAAGAATACGACACATTATACAAAAACATCGTGTCTGGAAAATATACGTTTGAACAGATACCCGCAGGGAGCATCACATCATTAGAGCCTAACCAGATCGATAGTTTGCGTTCGGTGAGTAAGTCGATTTACTCGAAAGATGTTAAAACGGATCCTGTTGTTTTAAGCATGATTACGCTTAATCAAGAAGAACTTTTAAAAGGTAAACCAAAATCAGTTTTACATCAGTATGCTGACAAATTGTCGCCTTCAGATTACCAAGAAGTTACTAAAATGTACGCTGAACAAAACGGCCTTAAGGATGGTAAAAAAGAAAAACCAAAGACTTTCTTGATCGATGACAACACTGTATCGAGTGCATTAAAACCTTATCTCGGCACTATTGGTATTACTGATACAAAAGATAAAAAGCAGCTTTTACACTATAACGCAGTTAAAACGGATTTAATGCAAACTCTAAGAGAGGCCGAAGCTAAAAACGGGGGATATCTAAGTTGGGAACAGGTAAACCGTGTTGTTTTGAAAAATATTAATAACCAAGTGCGTGTCACTACTTCACGGCCTTTCTTTGAAGATAAAGTTGAAATGAACCGTGTTTATGCACAAGTAAAAAGTAAAGCTGATATAACTGATTCAATGAAGACAAAAATTGATAATATATTTAAAAAGCAGGGTAGAAATCCTAATAACGTTACGGATTCAGAATATATCAATGCTTACTATTCAATAATGCGAAGGGGTTTTTAATGAGAAAAATTAGTTTAGGGCTTTTATTTTTAATTTCTAGCGCATGTGCTGTTTCTGCCGAAGAGCCTTTGCAGCCGTATCCAGTTACTTTAAAAAAACTACCTCAACAGGAATTTGGTCAATTAGTTTATAAACTGTTGCCGAATAAAAATGAGAAAAAGCTCTATTGGGATTTTCGGTCAAACGATAAATCAATAGTTTGGCTTGACAGCTTTTATGTTGAGAAAAAATTAGAAGATGGAACATTCCATTCAAGTAGAAAGGGTGTTGCGCGTGTAAATGTTCTGGGCACAAAAAGTACTATTGTAGATCACCGTACTTACGAACTTCCTTGGTCGGTAATGATGGAGGGAACTGTAGGTAAATTTGGACCAAATACAATTTCTCTATATCCCGCCACAGTTGCGCGTGAATATGAAAATATTTGTTTTGGTGAAAATTTTGATAATTGTGAATTCTCACCTTTTAAGTCTTTAACCAAAGCAAATATTAAATTTAAAAAAGTATGTGAAAAGAATTTCGGGGCTTTGAATTTTGAAGAAGCATATCTTTTAACTTCGCCAAGTAAAAAAGCAGTTTATGGAATTTGGCAATCAAGTAGTGGTTCTGGCGGTACAAGTAATTTATTTAGAATTGACTATTCAGAAAACCAAAAACAGGTCTGCGATACTTTGATGAGCGGGCTTTAAATTTTAATTGCCATAAAAGGATGTGTAAATAAATGAGCACTACAGAAAAAAGAAAATTAATAAATAGCTTATTTTCATTTTCTTGCAGCGCATTTGTTATAGGCTTTTTCTTTTACTCTTTTGTTAGTTTTGAAAGCTATTACAGATATGAAAATTTAATTAATATTTACAGTATGCTTTTGTTTTTCATAAACATAATTATAGCTTTTTTAACTCTTAAATTTAGTCATATATTATCAGATGAGGAAGTGGATTATTTAGATAATTCTAAAACCATAGGTTTGCAAAATGGAAATATTTTAGGGCTTTTATTTTTAAGTTTTTTCAACATCTTACTTTTCAATCCATTTTTCTCTTTTGTAGAGTTTTTTGATAAAGGTGTAATAGGTATTAACTAATACACTAATAGTTTTGTGCCCTGTAATTTTAGCAAGAATCTCAACAGGCAAACGATAGTCATGAACAAAGCGTGTGATTGCTTCGTGTCTTGAATCGTGAAAAGTAATAACCCCATCTAACCCAACGCGGCGCAAATTGCGCTGCCAAATAAGTCTAAATGCGTTTGATGTTAAAGGGACCATACGACTATCGTTTGGATCGTCTGGCAACCAAGAAAGCATTTCTTTTGCTTTAGCTGTTAGGGGTACGTCACGAGATGAGCCGTTCTTGGTGTCTAATAGTCGGATAAAGTCAGTAAAGATTAGTGACTTTTGTACACTTAGAATTTCGCCTTTACGCATTGCTGTTTCAAGGGCGAACAGAAAAGACCACGCGACACGGTGTCTCGGCTGTGTGGGTGTTTTACCCCATTCATAATCCAAGCCTTTAATTACTTTATTAATATGGTCATCACTAATACGTTGGTGTCTTGGCGGCGGTGCTGAAGGTTTTGTAATTTCTTTGAATGGATTTTCTTTAGTTAAAAATAATTCTTTTCGCGCAAAGTCAAAAACTGAACTGTACATCGCCATTTCTCTAATGACAGTTGCGCCCTTAACCTGTTTCAATCTTTTATCACGCCATTGTTTAACTAGAGCAGGGGTTAAATTGTGTATAGACTCATCTGCTAGTTCGCCCCAATTTTTCTTTAAACATTTGAGCATTTGTACAATTAAACGGACGCTTTTCATTTTGCGACCTTCATCCTGATAATACTTATCAAAAAGGGCTTGAAAAGAAATATGGATTTTTTCAGGTTCTGAGGTTGGCTGTTCAGATTGTAATTCTAATAGTTTGGTTGCTGCCCACTGTTCGCATTCGCTAGCAGTGTCACGAGTGGCAGCGTAGCGCTTGCCCTTAAAACGAACTTCAATACGCCAAGCGTTGCCGCGACGAGTCGGTTTCTGCATTTTTAACACTCCAAATTTCATGGTGGCGCACTGCCGTCAAAAATTGAAGATGTACAAATGACACCCACTTTTTTGGCGGCGGCACGGAAATATAAAGCGTTTTTTAATGTGAAATATGACTATTTTGAATAGTCATAGCTGACCTATCGACAATAAAAAACAAGCCGAAAAGTTACTGGAACCTTTCAGCTTATTGATTTTTAACAACAAATTTTGGAGCGGGAAACGAGACTCGAACTCGCGACCCCAACCTTGGCAAGGTTATGCTCTACCAACTGAGCTATTCCCGCAATGTGAGCACATTATAGAGTGTTTCATTAAAGTGTCAACACTCTTGTGATCTAATTGAACGTTTAATCAGCACGGCGCCAAACTGTACCTTGACGGGTGTCTTCGAGAACTACACCTTGCTCAAGTAAAGACTGACGAATAGCATCTGCCTTCGCAAAGTCTTTAGCTTTTTTAGCATCAACACGTTGTTGAATGAAATCTTCAATTTCAGCATCAGACAAAGCAAGTGCTTCTTGTCCAATATCTGATTTTAAGAAATCATCTACATTGTGTTGTACCAAACCTAAAATGTTGGTGAGGTGACGTAATGTCGAATAAAGCACAGCCGCTTGGTCAGCTTGCTCTTCTTTTACAGCACGGTTTAACTCTTTGTTGAGTTCAAACAATACAGCCATTGCTTCAGCCGTATTGAAATCATCACACATTCCATTGTTAAAACGTTCAATAAAGCTTTGATCAAGCGTTTCAGTTGTCGCTTGACCATATACTTGTTGATAAGCTTTAAATGAATGATAGAAGCGAGTTAAAGAAGTTTTTGCTTCTTTGAGTGCCACATCAGAGAAGTTCACAGGGCTACGATAGTGTGAAGACACAATAAAGTAGCGGATCACTTCAGGGTGGAACTTCTCCATCACGTCACGAATCGTAAAGAAGTTGCCTAAAGACTTAGACATCTTTTCGCCATCAACGTTAATAAAGCCAACATGCATCCAGTAATTCACATACTGCTCACCAGTTGAGGCTTCACTTTGCGCAATTTCATTTTCATGGTGTGGGAACATTAAATCTGAACCACCACCATGAATGTCAAAATGGTTGCCTAGGCAGCAAGTCGACATTGCAGAACATTCAATGTGCCAACCCGGACGGCCATTACCCCAAGGGGACGCCCAAGACGGTTCATTTTCTTTGGCATGTTTCCAAAGCACAAAGTCAAAAGGATGTTTCTTTTCAACTTCTACATCAACACGCTCACTCGCGCCAGCTTGCATGTCATCAAGCTTACGGCCAGAGAGGCGACCATATTTTTCAAATTTGGTGACTTCAAAATAAACATCGCCGTTTGAAGCAGGGTAAGCAGCGCCTTTATTGACCAGATTTCCAATCATGTTTTGCATCTGGTCGATATATTCAGTCGCTTTCGGTGCTTCATCTGGTGCTAAACAGCCTAAGTTCGCTGCATCTTCATTCATAGCGTCGATGAAACGAGTGGTGAGCTGTTGAATCGTTTCACCATTTTCATTCGCACGTTTGATGATTTTGTCGTCAATGTCGGTAATGTTGCGAATGTAGCGAACTTTCCAGCCTTGACTACGCAAAAAACGGATAATGTAGTCAAATGCAACCATAACTCGAGCATGCCCGATATGACAGTAGTCGTAAACGGTCATACCGCAGACGTACATATCGATGTGACCTTCTTTGCGAGGTACAAATTCAACTTTTTTTCGTTGCTCAGAGTTATATAAAACAAACGGTTGCAT